CTTCGAAAGCTGCAGTTATACTAGCGGCTAGAGTTTTAAAAGCATTATCTAAAAATCCAACTTCTACTGTTGCATCTTTTAATAATTCATTACCTTTTTGTATTTGTTTATTAGTTTCTCTTGCGTTAGCCACTTATAAAAGTATTTTATTATAAATATTAAAAAAAGCAACTATTTATAGCTGCTTTTACCTTTTAATCCTTGAGAAGCTTTCTTTTGATATTGGGCAGAGGCTTTTTTAAATTCAGGAACATTTACTTTTCCATCGGGGTTTACAAGAGATTTAGTTCCTTTTCCAGTTTGGTTTTTCATTTGTTTATTTTGTTCTTCATAAAAATCATTTATTTCTTTAAAAGTAAATTTACGAAGCCAAAGGGGCATATTATAAATAGTGTAGTAGTCATACCCACCCTTACCGTGAAAAACTATAGAATGTATTTGTCTAAAAATATTTAACCTAATCTCAGGCGCGGTCGTCGAAGTCAGGCCAAAAAAAGCTAAGCCCAATGGGCACCGTTACCTCCTCTCCGGTATCTAAAACAATATCAAGATCAACATCAGGTTGTACAACTCTTAAATGTTCTCTAAATGCTCTAGCATCTCTAGCTAAAAAATAATTATCTACAAATTCTCTTACATTTTTAGATTCAGTTTCACCGTTAACTGAAGTTATAGCATATTTCATTCTTGTTGATGCTTCAGGTGAGGCATTTTTATTTATCTTTTTAAGTCCTTTTAATTCTCTTTTAATTTTAAATTCATCATGACCATCTAATAACTTATATGTAATTTTAGTTTTACTATGTGGTAAAGTAAAAGCAAATTCATTTTGACCATCTATCATATCTTTTCCATCAAAAGGTTTATTTTCTAATTCAGATAGATCAATTTGATGTTCCTTTCCACCATATTTAAAAACATAATCAGAACCATAACCTAATATACGAGTTGCAATTAATAGTGCATTTTTATCTCCAACTACTAAATCTTTAATATTAATATTGGATACTACAACTGAAGTTAACAATTTTTCTAATACTGTACCATTTTCTATATAAGCTTGATTAGATAAAATATCTTCTTCTTTAGCAGTCATATATTTTATTTCTACTTTACCGCTTGAAAGTGGATTATCTTTTGAATATACTAAACCTCTACTAGGTAATTCTATTTCTTCTGTTGGGAAATTAAATTCGGCCATAATCTTTATTTTATTTATAACGTTGTTTATTATACATATGTAATGTAAAAAAAAGCTTGACCGAAGCCAAGCTATTTTTAAATGTAAATAATAATTAAAGGTTATATCGCCATATTCAATGGCTCGGTAAATAACCACCCGACATGTTCTCTTTGGTCTAAACTAAAATGTAATTTATTCATTTCTCCACCTCTACGGTTTTTACTAAACCAAATTGCTCTACTACCCTCTGGGGTAAATTTCATGTGAGCCATAGCGGTAATCATATGTTTAAACCTGTTACTACCCGCGAATTCCCCACCTTTAGTAACCTGCTGAATAATCATAAAGTTTGTATTTCTTTTATTTTGATTTTCACCTTTATTATGTTTTTCGAATAAATTCAATAATTTAGTTTCAGCATTTTTCATTGTACCACCGTGAAAATCTACTACAGCAACTGCAAGCTCCGCAAATGAATCTATTAAAACTGAATCCCATCCTTCAGATAAAATACTAGTTAAAATAACTAATGGGTCATGTTCAATCCAATCACCCATAAATAATATAGGTAATTTACCAAATTTAGGAAACCTTTTAACCATACCAACCATATCAATTTGTGTCATCTCTCCACTAATAAAAAGTGTTTTATGACCATTATTTTGCATATTAGATAGCATATCTAAAAGAACTGTTGTTTTACCAACTCCAGGATCTCCAACGAATGCAACATTAGTACCTTTCATCATACCACCTTCACTAGAAAGTAATTTATCAATTTTAGTACCCGTTTTCATAGGAATAAATAGAGAGGGATCAAATTTAAAATCATCCATCATCATAGTTGATGGCTTAAATCTTTTTACTACTTTACCAACTTTAAGGCTTGGTCTACCTCTTTTAATTTTAATTGTATTTTGCATAACCTTTATTTTATTAATTATTTACCCTGTAAATATACGAATCCTTCCTAAGGTAACCAAATGTTTTCGCATATTTCTTTATTATATTTTGCTTAATCCAGATGTTTCTTTCATATCTTGCATGTGCAAATTAGTAATAAAAATAAGCAATTTATCTTTAGATTTTATTTTATCTACACTTTCATTAAATCTATAAGCTTTAATTTTATTAACTCTCATTTCTATAATAAATTCTTTAGACATTCTTTTCATTTCGTCTAAATTTACACGTGAATATCCTTCTACAATTGAATCATAAATTGGTTGTAAATTACGTTTTCCTTTTTTAAGTGTTAATTCCATATTTTGTTTTTATTTGCTATCAATATACGAACCCTTCTT